TCCCTTGTGAGGTGTGTGGCAAAACTGCCGTGGACATCCATCACATTGAAGCGAGAGGAATCGGAGGGAGTAAGGAAGCCGATGCGATTGACAACCTGATGGCATTATGTCGTGAGGATCACATCAAGTTTGGAGATAAGAAACAATACAAGGAGTGGTTGAAATCCATTCACGAACAAAGATTGTCAATGGTAAAATAAGATGGGGTAAAATGAACAAGGCACGAGTTATTGAATTAAGTACATTTGCCGAAGAACTGGCAAACCGATATTCTCGAAAGGATAGAGAGGGTAATTATAACAACGAATCTTTTTTGGTTAATGGTGTAATTCCAACAAGTGAAGACACGGCAACAATTATAATGGAAAAGTCATCAGGTAAAAGGGCGGTGTTTTTTTGTTACTACATCAACAAGGGTGCATCTGCCGGGTGGAAGTATTTTGTTCCAACAGATTCACACCTGATTGGAATGGGTATTTGTGGATTCTACAAGGCAGAAGTTGAAAAGTACAACTACGAAAAAAACCTGTGATAATTCTGTGATAAAATGGCAAACAACCCAAAAGCAATAGAGAACTTGAAACCCTTTCAAAAAGGCGAGGATGAAAGACGGCATATGCAAGGCAGACCGCAGAAGCTCATCACCCAAATGAAGGAGATTGGGTACACCAAATCCCAAGTGGAAGATACGATGTTATCTATGTTGTCGCTTGGGCGTAAGGAACTGGAGAAGATAGACCGAGGGGATGAATACACGATAATGGAACGCACCATTGCCGGGGCGTTGCTGAAAGGTCACGACAAGAACTCCTTGTTCAACTTGGAGATGTTGCTAACACGATCACAAGGCAAACCAAAAGAAACGATTGACCAAACTATTGAAAGTAAAAATTTCACAATAACTTTGAATTTAGATGAAAGCAAGTTGGAGAGGTGATGACAAACTGCCACCACAAGACGAAGACATCCAAGTCGTTTACACTACGGATGCAAGAATAACTTTGGCAAGGTACTTCGATGACCTTTGGGTTGAGGAGTATAGCAATGCAATTATTGATGTGGCATATTGGATGCCTATCCCAGTAACCCCGAACGAATGACACCTGAAGAGAAAGCATTCCAACTCAAGGAGAGTTTTGGCAACGGATTGACCACAAGAGATTGTGCGTTGATTTGCATTGATGAAATACTGGAAGCCTTGTCGTATAACTCGTGGCAAAATAGGAATGAGATAATTTTCTTCGTTGGTGTAAAAAAACAACTGCAAGAACTATGAGAGTAATTCAATCCGGACATCTTGGTGATTTGATCTATTCACTCACGGCAACCAAGCGAGTTGCAGAATTACACGGTGCGGTAGATTTTCACATCGGATTCCGTGAGCAGAATACTGTTTCCGGTCATCCAAGCGGTGGGTACTGTATGAACTTAAACTCATACGAATATATCAAACCATTACTTGAGCATCAATCCTACATAAGAAGGGTTGAGATGCACTCGCACATTGATATGGGGTATGACTTTGATAAGTTCAGGCATCACGGATTAAATCTCGCTGCTGGTGATTTGAGACGGAATCACTTCCTTGTCTATCCTGAATTGATAACAGACCTTCACGAACCTTGCATTGAAGCGAGTGAACCGATTCCATACTTTGCGGATAAGATTCTCTTGAACTTCTCTGCTCGTTATCGCAATCACGATATCAACTATTTCCCATTGAAGGAACACAAGTGCGTTTTCTTTGGCTACGAATCCGAGTACATCGCATTCACCGAGAGATGGAAGTTGGATTGTGAACTCTTGAAATGTCAGAATGCTTTGATGTTGGCAACCATTGTCGGCAGTTGCAAGGCGTTCATTGGGAATCAATCAAGCACCTACGCCATCGCAGAGCAGATGAAAGTAAAACGATTGCTTGAGGTATGCGTTCACTCCCCAAATGTTATCCCTGTCAACAATGGCTTTGATTATGTCACCAATCAAGGCTTTAACTTCTTACTTAATACCCTATGAAACTTTTAATACTAACAGACGGAATCAATGGTGTGGTTTACCATCGCATCTATGCACCACATTTGAGAATGCAGATAAACGGAGAAGCGGTGGTTGATGTTTGCCAATCACAAGCCGAATGGATGACGGTTGACCTTGCACCCTATGATGTGATTGTTTTCTCACGATGGCTCGGTAAGAACCAGTACGATGTCTTGAAACGAATCACGGATGCCGGGAAGCCTTATGTGATAGATGTGGATGACTATTGGGTACTCCCAAAATACAACCCTGCATATTGGGCATACAGAAAAGGAATCAAGAACTCCATCAAAGATGCCATCAACTATGCGGATGCGGTATTCTGCACAACTCAAAAACTCGCCAATGAAGTGAGGACAATCAATGAGAATGTCTACATTGTGCCAAACTGTTTGGATACATCTCACAACCAATGGAAGCAACCAAAGGAGAAGAACGAAAGAGTGAAAATAGGATGGGTTGGTGGAATCACACACGAAGAAGATTTGAAGCTCATTGCCGATGACATCAATTCAATGGATGTGGATTTCTACATTTGCGGATACACTCCGAGTGATCATTGGAACAACATCGTGAAACTGATTCCCAAAGCCAACATCGTTCAAGGCACTTCGGTTTTTGAATATGGCGAGGTATACAAGCACTTTGATTTCGTACTTGCACCACTTCAGGACAACCACTTTAACAACTGCAAATCGGAGTTGAAGATTGTGGAAGCCGCTGCCTATTCTATCCCCATTATCTGTTCAGCGGTTTACCCATACTTATACCACACGGGAAATGATGGTGTAATCTTTGCAACCCAAAACAACTGGAAGGCATCCATTGAGAAACTGATTGATGCTGGTCATTCTGTGAGACGGTCAATGGGCGAATCAAATCGCATCTATTGTGAGACCTACCACAACCTTGAACTGCACAACCTAACACGATTGAGTGTATACCAAAGTTTATGCAAATAACCTATCAAAGACCATATGTCACGAGTTACCAAAAAGACATCCTTGATTGTGATGCTCGTTTTACCATTACTGCTGCGAGTACAAAGACGGGTAAGACGGCAAGTCACATCATATGGTTATTTGAACAAGCGTTGAAGTGCAAGGACAACCAATCGGTTTGGTGGGTTGCACCAGTATACCAACAAGCGGAGATTGCATTCCGAAGAATGAAGTCACAAGTCACGGACAAGAACTTTTTTATCAGTAATGAAACCAAACTTTTACTAACTCTTCCAACGGGTGCAAGGATAGAATTCAAATCAGGTGAAAAGCCTGACAACTTGTATGGTGATGATGTGTATGCTGCCGTGATTGATGAGGCATCAAGGATGCGTGAGGAGAGTTGGTATGCTATGCGTTCAACCCTAACTGCCACACAAGGCAAGTGCAAGTTGATTGGAAACGTGAAGGGAAAGAAGAATTGGTTCTATAAGTTGGGAGAACGGGCGAGAAGCGGAGAGAATGAGTATAAGTATTTCAAGATTACGGCATATGATGCGGTCAAGGAAGGCATTCTCAAACTTGAGGAGGTTGAACAAGCCAAACGAGATCTCCCACTTCATGTCTTCAACGAGTTGTATTTGGCAGAACCAGCGGATGACAAGACAAACCCATTCGGAATTGATGCAATCCGCAGTTGTTACAAGCCAGTAACGAACAGAAGTGTTGTGGCTTGGGGTGTGGATTTGGCAAAGTATTCGGATTATACGGTTATAATTGGTTTAGATGCGAATAATTGTGTGGCATATGTTGACCGATTCCAAGCGGATTGGTCGCAAACATTGGCAAAGATTACGACATTGATAGGTGTGATTCCTGCATTCGTGGATTCAACGGGTGTGGGTGATCCTATCGTTGAGCAATTGCAACGAAGCCATCCCAGAATCAAAGGATTCAAGTTCACATCGCAGAGCAAACAACAACTGATTGAAGGGTTGGTCATCAGCGTACAAAATAGGGAGGTGTATTTCCCTGAAGAACCCATCGGCTCGGAGATGGAGAACTTTGAATTTGAGTACACAAGAACGGGTGTGAGGTATACTGCACCACAAGGGTTGCACGATGACTGCGTGATGGCTTTGGCTTTGGCAGTTGACTGCAAGAAACACAATAGACCGGGAACTTTTTATTTTGCCTAATATGAACTGGAACAACTTAACAATCCACCAACTGCAAGAGATTCACTCTTGTCGTGATATGTCCAACATTGAACGGACAATGAACATACTTGCCATCGTTAACCATTGGTCAATGGACAAGGTAGAATCAATGCCGATTGATGACCTTACAAGAGAATTCAAAAAGTTGGAGTTCTTGAATGAGCTTCCAAATAGACCGGTACAATTTATGTTCAAGCACAAAGGCAGATACTTCCGATTGGCAAAAACACCCAATGAGATTTGCGGTCACCATTTCATTGAACTCCAGCAAGTGTTCAACGGGGATACGATTGAAAGCCTTCACAAGATAATGGCTTTACTTGCGTACGAGGTGGATTTCTTTGGCAAGTCAAAGACCATCAAAGACGCACAAGCACACTACCAAGACAAGTGCGATTTGTTTCTATCAATGGATGTTCCGCTTCCTTATTCTTATTCGCTTTTTTTTTCGGCAGTTTATCCAGAGTTATTGAAAACTATCCAATCTTATTTGATCAAGGAGATGGAGAAGTTGAACAAGGAGATAACGTCAGCCCGTTAGGTTGGTTGGAGTTGGTTGACAGAATTGTCAAAGGAGACCGTACGAAGTGGGATGCGATTCTCACAATGCCATTGATTGAGTTCCTGAACACCATTGCATTCTATAAGCAGAAAACCAAAGAGAGACAGAAGCGAATTGAACAGGCAGCGACAAAGGGATTCAATGCCTATGTTGTGGCTTGTCTGCACGAGATGTTGTAACAAATAGTATTGCAAATATGTTACGGCAGTATTTCAAATTATTGCCACTTTATAGGATTACTGGCAAATGTGAGAATGTCTCATATATCAGTCATTAGTATATGCTATTGAGTATAATGTGTTATATATCGGACAAATTATATGCTTTTGCGTACTATAAGGGACATTTGGAACGCATTCCAACGAGTGCTATTTTTGTGTGTGGCATTATCTATCACTCAACAACCCAACAGTTATCACCCAGCATTCAACGACACGAACTTCGTGATCACGGAATCTTCAGGCGGTATCTACACAAAGGACAATTTCAAGTTCATTGCAGATGTCAAGGTCGCATCAACTACCGTTGCAAAACTCAAAGCACCCATCTATTTTGGAAGTACGAATAAAGGGGTGTTCAACATCGGGCGAATCTTGGAATCTTATGTAACCAACAATTGGGAATTCACCGATTCATCACCAAGCGGATGCGTAAACTCATTCACAGATTACGAGGTGGAATTTGGGTATGAGTATTCACCATCAGCAACGGGAACAATCACCGAATACCTTGATTTGACTTCAGCAACTGGAACGGTGTGGAACGCATCATTAAACCCATTTGATTTGGTGACATATGCTGAAGGGCAATATCTCGCCACATCCACATCCGCAAAGTTCTTGACCAATGTGAGAACACGAACCATACACAGAACGCAAAAGGATTGGCTCTATTGTTTGAAGGGAGATGCTACAAGCGTTTTGATTACTTACTCCGATGCTTCCACACAAACATTCTCTTTGCCATCTTCAAAGGTCGTGAGAATTCCCGTAGGCAGCCAATTGACAATACCCGGTGCAGCGACATTCTTTGATGTGGTGTTGAAGGCTGGAGGTACTTCCAAATCCGAGACATACCGATTCAATATCAAGGATGAATGCAGCAAATATGAAACAACTGACATCTTCTTTATGAACAGATTGGGAGGATTTGAATCCTTCCGTTTTAATATGGTGAGAAGAGACAACTTTGAAGTCACACGGAAGCAATTCCAACAGAACCCATACACACTCGGTGCAACATACGGATATCAAACATCTGCAAGAACTCGCACCAATTATCACACGGAGACAAGCCAAAAAATCAAGTTGTTCAGCAACTGGATAAACGACACCGAATCCGTTTGGCTGAAAGACCTAATTGAATCTCCGGTGGTGTATATGTATGACGGCACTTTGTATGCGGTCAACATTGACAATGCCAACTACGAGCAGAAAAAGACGGTACAAGATAGGATGTTTAACTTGGAACTTGACATCACTCTTTCATTTGCTGACAAATCGCAACGCATATGATCAGGCTATTGGTCAACAATACCCCAGTTGATTTGTCTGCTGATTTTGACATCTCAATCAACAAGGCAATTGCCGACATTCGTGAACCACAATCACGATCATCCGAGTGGACAAAGACAATCACCATTCCCGGCACGGCACAAAACAACAAACTATTCTCACACATCTTCGAGGTTGAACACACGGTTCGCACATCCACACAATTTGCACCCGATTTCAACCCAAACAAGAAAGCATCAGCAGTCGTTCTATTGGATGAGATAGAGCAGTTGAGAGGATTCATCCGCTTGATTCAAATCAATGTCACAGATAGCACGGCAATCGTTTATGAATGTAGCATTCACGGGCAAACTGCTGACCTATTCACAACCATTGCAGAACGCAAACTGAATGCGTTGGATTTCAGCGAGTACAATCACTCCTTGTCTTCAGGCAACATCTTCAATTCGTGGGACACAAGCATCATCAAGAACGGAAGCTCACAGGCTTTTGCATATGGTGATGGGTATGTGTATTCAATGATTGACAAAGGGCATGTGAGAAACATTGCATATTGGCAGTATAACGAACTCACACCTTGTCTTTACGCAAAGACCATCATTGACAAAATCTTCACTGGTGCTGGTTACTCATACACAAACGATTCCTTCTTCAATACTGACCGATTCAAGAGGTTGATTGTGCCACCACCAAACGGGTTGATTGCATCATCTACGCAATTGACAAACCGATTGTTTTTGGCAAGTCGTTTGACAACACCACAATCATTGCCTTTGGGAACTACGCTGATATTCAACAACGATACAAGCGGTGGGGCTTTTGACAATGGGGCAAACTACAACCCAACTACGGGTGCTTATACTGTCCCCGTTGGTGGTACTTATTCCTTCTTCTTAGGATTGGGGATGACCTTGACACTTGATCCGTCATACCGCCCAGTATTACAAGCGGAGATAGACATCAATATCGGGATGTATGTGAATGGAGTTTTGAGGTCAACAAAATACATTTCGGTTCAACCATCGGCAATGCCAACTTTGTTGGAATATGCTTTTGCAAATGTCGCACTTGCCACTACCGATGTTGTGACTTTTAAGTTGGCACAGATATATGATTGGGCTGATCAGTACACATTGACCAATTCGGATTTCACAATGATTCTCAATGTTGGTTCAACGGTTGAGAATGACATCACCGCTTATACCTTCCAGTATGGGGAAACCGTGGATTTTGGAATCTTCTTCAATACCGAGGTAAAGCAAAGTGAATTGCTGATGTCATTTGTGAAGATGTTCAACTTGTACATTGAACCCGACAAAGACCAACCCAAGATTCTGCGATGTGTTCCAAGAGATGAGTTCTACAACGGCAGTCAATTAGATTGGACAGACAAATTGGATTATTCACAACCTGTGGAAATTGTTCCAATGGGTGAGCTTGATGCAAATCCTTATGTGTTCAGTTACAAGCAAGGCAAGGATGATGGGAATATCACCTACCAAGAGAACTATCAAACCACATACGGACAAAGAACATTGCAAATTGACAATGATTTTGTCAAAAGTGAGAAGAAAATAGACATCGTTTTTGTACCTACCCAAATAAAGAACTACGACATCGGACAAAAGAACCTTGTTTTATCATCTGTTGAAGGGAAAGAGGATGGTGATTTAAGGGTTTTGTACTACGGTGGATTGGTGAGTGGTGTAAGTTGTAGGTTTATTATCTCCTTTATGGGGACAATTTCCATCCAAACATCGCAAGTCAAGACATCAATTCCATTGACAATTCATTATGATTCACTTTCCAACCCGACAATTGACCTTTTGTTTGGGATGCCGAGAGAGGTTGGAATCGGTGCTGGCTACAATTACACTAATGCAAACCTGGTTAATACTTACTATTACAGATTTATTCAAGAGATCACCAACAAGAACTCCAAAATTGTTCGGGCATACTTTAGATTAACTCCAACCGATTGGTACAACCTACAATTCAAGAATCTGTATTTCTTTGAAGGACAATACTGGAGATTGAACAAGGTTGAAAACTACAACCCAACAGATGAAGGGGTGTACTTGTGTGAATTCTTGTTGGCTCAATTCATCCCACCCGCCACAATCACCGTTAAAAAGATGGGTGCTGGAACTGCACAAGGTGCACATAC